CCTCTAAACTAGACACCCTATTCCAATTTGATAACGTTATGTTTGCAGATCGTATATCAATTAACGATGTCACATCTGCTATTAACTCGGTTCCTGGGGTGGCATTTGTTGAGCCTACAAAAATTGTACGTAGCGACCAAAACATTGCAAGAGTTGTTGATTTAAAAACTTTAACATCCGGTGTGGCAAATTTACGCACAACCGCAGCACACGGTTTAAAAATTGGTGACACAATTAAAGTTACAGCCGTTGACAACGACTTTAACGGCGTATTTATAGTAACAACAGTACCCTCAACAACCACGTTTACTTACGTTTGTACCGGTACAACAATTACAGCTACGGCTGTAGCCGCTGGTGCCGTTACTAAACTTACAGTTAACGACATCCTATGTGAGCTTAATGAAATCCCACAAAAAGCAACCTCATACAGTTGGGGACTTACTGTAACTGGAGGCATTACCGTCTAATGTCACGTTATGGTATTAATTATTATAATTTAGCGTATTACGGTCCGGATAACGCTTCTCAGTATATTGCAACCTCGTTTACAGCTAAACCTAGAGGTTACAAAAACATACAAATTAAGTGGAACAGCCCTGCCGGAACCTGGTCAAAGCTACGCCTTGTTCGTAATTCTTTTGGTTTTCCGGTAAACCCTTGGGATGGGGATCTTTTAGCAGAGGCGGCTATTGAAACAGATCCAACACTCTATGACGACACGTATCAACTTGTTGAGAACGCGTATTACTATTACTCTCTTTTTGTATTTGAAACCGTAACTTACACTTGGATTCGTGTTGGAGACGCCACTGGTGTTTCCGTAAAAGACTACGGCTATATAAACAACTTGTATGAAGGTCTTCCAGCAATTGCTAGAATTAAAAGTGCCTACGACGCTTCTGGAAATTACGACAATAAAGATCTGTATAATTTTGTTTCTTTATTTGCTTTTGAGCTTAGCTATGCTCACACAGTGGTAAACCTACTTAACAATAAATATGATGTGCAAAAATGTAACGGCGCCTTAGTGCCATTGTTTTTACAACAACTTGGTTATGACTACGAAAAAGAAATTGGATACCAACAATCTCGTATTTTAATACGTGATGCTGTACAGATTAATAAAGAAAAAGGTAGTAGCCAAGGTTTGCGAGAGTACATTAAAGCTTTTGCTGGATACGCTGTTACTAAACCTGTAGGCACAGAGCCTAATCCTTCAGTTAACGGTTTAACTATGGGACACAACTTAATGCTCGATTACAACGACTCTTCTTTTGAAGAGGGAATTGGTCACTGGGGATCATTAAACGGAACAGCTTCTCTTTCTTCAGTTAGAACACAGACTGTACGCCAAGCTAGCATTACATCCAATGTGGCTACAATTACTTTAGAAAAAACACATGGGTATCGTGTAGGAGACAAATTTACAACTTCCAACTTCCCATTAAACTTATTTAATACCATCTCCAATCAATTTACTGTTACCGCGGTTGGTGCAAAAACTATATCTTTTAACTTGACCGGGGCGGACGTTCCAACTACAGATGTTTACAATAAAGTGTTTAAAGCTTACCCAACAATTAAACCTTATCCAGCACCTTGGATTGAGCCAACATCCTCAACCTTTACACCTAATAAACGTCAAGGAGTATTATCGGCAAAAAATGTATCTGGTTCTACAGCCACAATTAAATTTGAGTGCGGCTACGCCGGCGGGGATATAACAAAATTTAACCCTCTTACAAGAGGTATACCTGTAACGGCCGCTCTTTCTTATAGCTTTAGCGGGTACACAGTAACTGGCGGTTCAGCTAGATCGGTAACTATGGGTATTAGTTGGTACACACGTTTTGGTGTTTTTATCTCTGAGTCTTCAGGAACACCAAGCAACAACGCTACAGGTGAGCTGGTAAGCGGTAGCCGTAAATTTGTTACTGACACGGCCCCCGCTGGTTCATATTATGCGGTACCTAATATTCAAGTAGCTTCAGCTGCTGGCAGCGAGTTTCATTACTTTGACGCTTTGCAATTTGAACAAGATGCAAACCCAACAACATTTGATGAGGCTCGACAAGTACATCTAACTATTAAAGCAACAAGAATCAATGAGTTAAAAAACCCTCACTTTGCAAGCCCTATTGCTCCTTGGACAGCCAGCAACTCTACAAACACAATTGATGCTACTAGCCAAGAGCCAGGTGTATCAGTATTTAAGATTGCTAGGGCAGCGTCGCTTAACAGCGTTGTTACTTTAACTCTTACAGTGAGCCATGATTTTAAAGTTAACGACGTTATATCTATTACAGGATCTACCTGGGTTGGTGGAGATTTAAACGGAACTTACACGGTAACAGCCGGTAGCGGTGGAAAAATTGTTACCTTTGCAAAGTCAATTGCTAATCAAACAGAAGCTGATTGTTCAGGTTCAATATTTTTTGCAGGCAACGCCCTTAAACTTACAGCTACGGGCTCTTCAGTGGTGCTTAAGTCTTGGGACGGAACCACTAACAATCAATTAATGCCAATTCACTACCCAAATACTCAATACACATTTAGCCTTTATGCACAGGGGTTAAATACAGCTGACACGCTTACCCCGTCTATCAAATGGTACAACTCTTCCCACACTCAAATTGGATCAGCTGTATCAGGAAGAGTAGCAAGGCTAACAGCCAGCATTACAAACGTCTCTGGAATTAACGGACGTGTTACCTATCAAGCTGAGAATACTTTTACAGTTGGTCAAGTGGTAACCATTAGCGGAATTACTATGATTAGTGGCGCTACTTACAATTTGTCTAACGTTACAATTATTAGTTGTACAGAAGATCAGTTTATTATCAGCTCTGCCGCTAACGGTCTTTACAACACCGGTGGTACAGCAACCCCTACAGTTACCGACAAAGATTGGATACGACCATACGTAACTGCAACCGCCCCAGCTACAGCCGCCTATGCTGCGGTGGAGATGGCTTGGGCAACAGCAAACACCCGTACCGTTAAATTTGATTCATCTTTGTTTGAAAACTCAGCGGGACTTTTAGATTTCTTTGACGGAAGCAATGGGCCATGCTCCCCTGCTGATCTTTATTGGGAAGGTGGAAGTACAAACTCTGCCAGAAGCCACCTATACAAAAATAGATTTGCTGTAATAAGTCGACTTATTGGTTCAAAGCTTTCAGAAAACGTTGTTACTGGCACTCCAGTTTCAGTCTACTTGGCGCAGCCTCAAACATAGGCTAGTCTGTGCCTCCCCTACCAAGGAGGTCCCATGGACAAATATTATGTGCTCGTCGCCGGCAATGGATCAACCACCCGCGCAAATCTAGAAGCTTTAATGGAAGATTATTATTATGCTCAAAGTTCCAATGGAGCTAACGGCACTTTAGTTCTAGCCTATAGTGATAGACCGAGCCAAGGACAAACGTTTGCTACTCAGTTAGCAAAGGACAAAGGTAAAGATCTTTTAGTCTTTACAACAGAGTCTGGAAAGTTTGATGGAATACCGCCAGCCAGTGTCAGCATCTCTGACAACCCAATTAAAAACGCAGTAGATCACCTTAAAGGTTTAAATGCCTCGACGTTTCTTCTATGGGCTGATGAAGACAAGGATTGCCAAAACACCTTAGCGGCCTGCAAAGACGCGGAAATCCCATGCTTTGATTTAACGGAGGGATTGATTCCCTTGAACGCGGCTCAAAACATTAAAGCTACAGTCGAGCCAACAATTCCAGCAAAAGAGAAAATTACAGAACCTGAGGAGGATGAAGATGCCGAGGAAGAGGATGACGAAGAAGATGGCGAAGAAGAGGAAGAAAGTGTTGACGAAGAAGACATGGACAATCTCTACTTTGGAATCCAAGCCATTGCCAAAATCTTCGCGGAAGCCATCGTCGAAGAAATGAAAAAGGGCAAGGAAGACAAATAGGAGTGCTTAACCTACGTTCCATAGGTCTCTACTTGTATCTACTCACTGTAAGGCCTCAGATAACCGCTGAAGGCTTGTCAAGGCTATTCCCCGAAGGGTATAAGGCCATAAGGTCTTGCCTTCGAGAGCTCAGAGAATTGGGCTTAATTGAGACAAAAAAAGTTCACATAAATGGCAGGATTATGACAGTAAGTAATGTTGTGGAGCCCCATTACTGGAGGGCAGAAACGGCCCTTCTATTACAGCACACACCGCTATATAGCTTATTAAGTACTAATAGCTTATATAGCAAGAAGCAAGAAAGAGTAGCGGATGAAATCCGCGAAGAGTACATTCAAGTCGATTTACAGGCAGGAGGCCAAATGCACTTCCCGGAATACGACGACTCACCAATGCCCTTTGACCCAGAGGATAAAAAAGAGGCCGTATACAAAGCCCGAGAGCGTAGGCAGAAAGCTTACGACGCTTTTAAGGCTGAGGAGTTTGACAATAAAATCAAAGATAAAGCCGACACCCCGCCTCAACATTGGAGTCCAGATCAATCTGCCGCAGAGTTTGTAAAGCGTTGCAATGACCTTTGGCACGTCAAGCCTTGGGTAATGGATAGATCTCGTTTTAAAATAGCCTTGGCTAAATCCCGTAAAGTTCACGGGACAACCGGCGACATTGAGATGAAGATGATGGATTTATATTTTTCCCAAATACGTGACCGCACTGAGATTAACGATCCAGAGCATATATGGAAAAGATATATTAAACAGTTTATTAACCTACAGACTGAAGCCCGTCGACTTATAATTACTCCGGATGATATGGTTACGGAAAAGATTAAAGCCGAGAAATCTTTAGATTGGTTGAACAATGTTTAAACTTGATGAGCTTAAGATTAGACGCAGGAGTTGGGTCAAGATGGCTGGTATACCAACAGCTAGACTTGGTTGGACTTTAAAAGATTGTTCTGAGGCTGATCAAAAAGATATAGCCACCATTAGCAAATGGTTAAAGGCCGTAAAGGACAAGCACGTAATCCGTTCTGCCGGTCAGCCTTACTGTGGAAAAGGTTTAATGTTGTTTGGTACTCCAGGGCAAGGCAAAACAACAATTGCTTTGTCTACCATTCAAGAGATCATGACAACTATGTCTTTAGACTCATTAGATGTAAAAGAGGGCGGAACCCTTATTCGGCCCTGTTACTTTATTACATATCACGGCTTACTGGAGTTAAAGGGCACCCAAATGGGTGGTTCTATCACAGACGACCAAGAGGTGATATTGGAGGGCATATTGGGCAACTGCCCAAATGATGCTTACAACATCCGAGTTTTAGTTTTAGACGACGTAGGTAGAGAGCACTCTACAGACAGCGAGTGGCAAAGAAACACCCTGCACCACGTTCTTAGGACTAGATTTAACAATGGCCTACCTACCATAATTACGACTAACATACGTCGTGAGGACTGGGCGGGTCTTTACGGAGATTCAACAGCAAGCTTTGTCCATGAAATATTCGGCTACTTACCAGTAGAATCATCACGAGGGGATTTACGAAAATGAAAGAGAACAAAGTGCGGAATGACCTAAAGTTAGTGCAAGTGTTCCTCCCTAATACAACAACGTCTGGTCCAGGCATATACGAAGTATCTGTCGGTAATCCAAACGAGTTTTACTGCACCTGTCCCGGATTTTCCAGTCGATTAAAGTGCAAACACATAAATTTTGTAAAAGCTAGAATTGAAAGCAATAATGGAAACTACCCGTTAGAGATATCAAGCCGCGCTACCCCAGATGATGCTGAAAGAGCTAGAGAATCAAATCAAGAGTTTCGAGAGTTTATTATAAAATTTGGCAAGGTTGAGGTTATATAACTAATGCGTAATGGGGATATCAGCAACGAGCTCCCCAAGAGAATATTAGTTACAGAAGATGTATTCTTAATTGTAGAGCTCACGCCTAAAAAAGTTTTAAAAATATTTACGTTATCTAAAGCTAACAAAAAAGTACGTAAAGACATTTTAAGCTACTTGTATTTGTATACAACAAAACAAGGTATTACTCTAGAGCTTGTTTCTTTTACTATGGACGAAGAAGATTTGACCTTCTTTGTAGAGGAACTTGACAGGATGGGCACCAATCCGTTTAGATACTTTAGTTCTTATAAATCATTGAAAGATATTGTTGCAGAACTACCATATAGACCAGAAGTGATTGGTGTGATAGACATACCCACTCGAACGGCACAATACGGCCATTGGGGATTGGATTTTAATCAGTTATGAATCACGAGACTCAACTCCTTAGCAAGGTCGTACAAGCACGCGATCTAACCCCATTATTAGAAAATAATATTACAGATGGTTGGTTTTCCGATCCTGCGGATCGAAAGGTAGTTAGTTTTTTACTTTCTCATAATGCAAAGTACAGAGAGTGTCCAAGTCTTGAAGTAATTAATGAAAACTTTCCTATGTATTTACCAATGCCGGTAGCTGACTCCACCGATTATTTAATTGATTGTTTAGTTAACATAAGACGCAAACAAAGAATTATTGCAACTTTAGGATCTGCACTTGAGGTTATAGAAAAAAGCCAAGACCATGAGGGTGCGCTTCAAGCTATGGAGCGCGGCATTATTAAACTTGAGGAAGATGGGTTAACTAAGTCTAATGACCTTGAAGTTACACAAGCCGCCAAGTCCGCAAAAGAAGAGTACGAACACCGTAAGAACAATCCTGGGTTGCTTGGTTTACCTACAGGGTTTCCTACAATGGATGAGGCAACATCTGGATTACAACCGGGTCAACTAATTGTAATTATTGCTCCACCTAAAACGGGTAAGTCAACACTTGCTTTGCAGATTGCACAGAACTGTCACTTAGCTGGCAAAGTCCCTATGTTTTATTCTTTTGAGATGAGCAATGAGGAGCAGAAGAGCCGTTACTACGCTATGAAAGCCAAGGTATCGCATAGGCGTTTGATGACCGGCTCTTTGACTGATGAAGAGCAAGCTAGATATTTTAAAATTA